AACAACGTGTACGATGTAACGTCGAACAAGCCATTGCTCAACAACGATAAGATGCCTATCTATCCGTTGGACAACGCTACGGCTATGCAAGGTGACTCTGACCTCCGTATCTTGGAAGTTAAGAACCTGCGTTCGAAAGGTGGAATCTCTGATCTGCCATTCCCAATCATCGTTGCTCAATCGGAAGGTGTGTTGCCAGCTCTGTCTGAATTCCACTACTGCAAAGAGAACGGTTTCGGTATCGGTGGTAACGTACAGAACTACTACGTTGAATTGCGTCCAAACGTTGCACTGTCTCGTACCAAAGTTCGTCAGAAACTGAACAGCGATGAAAAGCTGCGTCGTGCTGTAGAGATCCAATCTGAAATGTTGCAGCTGATTCAGTTCCAGCGCAAATTGGATATCCCTACTCCACAAGAACTGTACGATGGTCTGGTGAAGATGGGTTACGACTGGGAGGTTCTGTTGAGCACTCGTGGTTACTGGATGCTTAAAGAAGACGAACATCTTTGCGAGAAGAAGTTCTTGTCGACTATGGACCTGATTCGCATGCTGCGCTTTGAGTACAAACCTTACTGGATGTCGAAAGAAGACAAAGCGAAGATCGTTCCACTGGAGGTTCAGAATGCGGCAGCTGCTGCTTAAGATTTTCGATCTGGTTACGTTAAGGGCACTTATTGTGCCCGAAACTTACTCTGGCATTTGCAGGTGTGATGTTAATGCACCTGCTACGTTCCATTGCGAACATCCCAAATGCAAAAGAAACCCAACTAAAGGAGCCGACTTCATTCGACGTTATCGTGAAGCACGCCCGGAGAAATATCCATGAGTTATGCTGGTGAAGCACTACGTATCGTACTGTTGCCATTTAAGTTGGTAACAGTTCCATTACAATGGTTATTCAAACATCGCTGTAAGTTTAAAGATGGTTCAACAGCATGCACTGGATTGTTCTGTCCTGTTGGTAAAGAAGGTGTTCCCGGTTGGTCTAACCATTATCGGGCGGGTGAATGGGTTTACCGCAAGCCTATTCCGGAACTTCGTCCAACAGCACCAGCTGGTCCACCTAAACTTGGCATGGGTCGGTATTATTCCGAGTCGATTTGGGAAGAGGTAATCGTAAACGGTGTACCACGTATCATGAAGAATGGCATGCTGGTTATCCAAGGCAACAAAGAGCTACAACAAATTCAACTGGGTCATCACGGAACAATCAGTATTCAAGGTGGTGGCACGGTATCAATCTCTGTGAACGGTAGTGGTGGTGACGATAGTAACATTCGCATCGAAGGAGACGGCGAAGTCTTCATGCTTTCACGGAAACGCGGTTCGTAAGTAAACACGCACAACGGTACAACTATGAACGTATACACATTCCAGTTAGGCAAGCTTGAGAACTTAGTCTTTGGTAATATCCCTTATTACGACACTACCGTTAAATCGGGTATGTGGCAATTAGCTCCCACATGGGAGATCGTAATGGGCGTAAAATCCAATGCCATTACTCCTGAGCAATATGAAGCTCACTACATGGCAATGCTGGAATGGCGTTACTTCACTTATCCAGAATTCTTCGAGTGGTTGATAAGCCATGAAAACATTGCATTCGGTTGCTACTGCTCTGCCGGTAAATTTTGTCACCGGCACCTTATCACCAAATTCCTTTCAAACATAACAGAAGTTAATTATTGCGGAGAGCTTTAGTTAACTGGACCAACGTATGACTTCCTATAATCAATTCATCTTCGAGATGACCCGTGCCATCGATCCAGAACTAGCCGAAGATTTAAATCGTCGGATGGTCACCCCGCTTACCACTATTCCTGAAATGACCATCTTCATGAATGGGATCATTAACCAATACCCCGCTGAATGGGCACGCTTCTGGTTCCTTACGAATCATGACTACACCCTAGAGCAATGGTGCATGACTTATCGTAGTTCGGTACTACCATTCTTCTGTGCAAACCGATTGCCTCCAGTCGCTCATGATGCTAGAGCTATCTATCCGCTCTAATCGTATAGTATTCATTATTGGAGAAATACGATGTCACGCAAAGCAGCCGAAAAGGATGCACTGTATTTCATTGACATGTTCTTGCCAGGTAGCCCTAACAAGCAGCTCCTGGCCGATATGTTCAAGCGAATGTCAGATGCAGAATTTGCCCAGTGGATTGATAACTTAGAAAGTGGTAAAGAGTACGTTACTCTCTACGCCCCTAACTTAGCTGATGTTACACTGAGCATTGAACGAAACTACAAAGTCGCAGATGCGTTGGGTTTCGAACTGTTCCAACAACTCAAACTGACTGACCAATCCACCGGTCAAGTTTACCTAACACCAAACAAACACTTGATCGGCATGTTACCTTTACGTCGACAAGTACAGATGCTCGCTAAGAAGCGTTCGATCCCAGGTTCTTCTCACGTGGTGGATGAACGGTCAGGTCAAGCTTCGGGTGACTCTAAAGGTTCACGTCTATCTGGCCCAGAGATTCAAGTAAACGTTTCGAAAGGTTTGAACACAGCAGTATTGGAACTGGTTAAGTTCCGTGGTGGTGACGCTGAAGCTTACAACCAAATGAACCGTCAGATCATGGAGACGGGTGAAGCTTCTCTCAACTCGATCATGGCGGAAACTCCAAGTATCGTCAAATCGAACAAAACGTTGTCGGTATACCTATCGTCAATGATGTTAAGGAATAACCTTACATGACCACACGTCTAATCGATTCCATCCGTCATGCGTGGATGGAAGGGTTAGAAGAGTTCTTGGCTTTGAACCCAGTAGGGGAAAAGTCACTACTCTCTAACCTAATCCAAGTTATTGCCAATATTCGGATTCATCAGCTTCTTCGTGAAGGTAAGAATGAATCGTACATTCGTCGAGTCTATGACGATATCCGTAACATCCCTGAATTCTACATTCTACTGATGTCAGCGACATCTGCCTTTATGCTGGATCTCGAATTGCCTACAGACTGCGTACATTACTTCTGCCAACGGGTAGAGATGTATACAGATGATTCCGGGGTTATTGACCACACCACACTGCAGCGCAGAGCTCCTACAGGTACCCTAGCAGCTATTCTGAAAGAAAACCCATGGCTCTTTATGCTTTTGGTTGCATCGACGCATGAGCGCGATACTGTGGCCACTCTAGCTAAGGCTGGAATCAAAGGACCTACTAAATGATCCGGAGAATCCTAATCAGTCTTGATGTGTTGTTGGATACACGGTTAGGGGTTATCTCTAACATGAATCCTACAGCAGCAAAAGCTTTGGTAAAGAACCCTGACTATTGGGAACGGGACTTTGATGATTGGTTTAAACTCACTGGTGGGTTGATCGATAACGAAGAGTTTAAAGAGGCTTACAAGAACCGTGGTGGTGAGAATAGTGCCGCTACATTGAATGCTAGTTTCGAAACGGGTATGGCTCCATTTCTTTATCAGCTATTAGCTGAGGCTGATATTAATGCCATGGATGGGATGACTCGTAATTCACAAGAAGTAGGCTTTGCCATTAACGTATCCCCTTACGTGATGACTCCTGCTGAACGTGCTACCTTGGTCGATATCATCCAAGCCAAGTATGGTACCGAGTTAAACGTTAAGTTAGTTGACTACACAATTCCCGAGTTGACTGTAGCTACCCTAGCCGATGAATTCGGTGGGATGATTATCTATGAATTTGCAGACTGGTTTCGTTATCACCATGTCGCTATTGTAAGTTCACTGATGTCGGACTTCAACGTGATCCATCCTAAGTTGTTTGATCGTGATCCTTCGGAACTGTCATTAGAAGAAAAGAAACACGACTTCTTCCGTTTCCGTTTGGTTACTCAACACAACATGGACATTAACTACATTGACGCTCGTTACTTTAGTTTGATCAATATCAAGAGCTCCTTAGCAGCTCCGGTGGACGATGCAGCAGATACAGAAGCCACACCAATCGGTGCGATTGATGAAGACTTCCAAGCGTTGCTTCGAGGCAACATAAAAGCCTAGCCTTAGGGGCTAGGCTTTATGCCGTTATGTAACGAGTTCTAACACGGGTCGCCAAACAACTGAAGCCGATGGGGCGTTAAATCCATATGCTGGTTGCAATTGATCAATATTACCTGCTGCTGTAGACGAACAACCACGATAAACACTGTTAATCGCTGCTCCTGTCCCAGAGTAGTAATCTGCCGTAATGATGTACTGTCCCGTACTAATTACAGCTACAGAGTCATCCATTGCTGGAATATTATCCACGTTAAAATCACGGTTCAAATATACCCCGGCGAAGACGGCATCAATCTCACCGCCGCGCAAATCAGCAACAGCTGTACTAGTTGATAACATATTACTGCGCGAAGTCGGGGCGCGAACATAAAACTTATGGATACCGGAATTAAGCATTTTGGACTGGTCGATGATCCCGTATTGTGTTTTAATTGCTGCGGGCCATTCTGACGAAGGACGGGCGCCATACAACCAACCTAACTGATACAGTGTTGCTGGCGTTACTGAAGATGCGATGCGGGCATTAGGATAGAAAAGAATCTTCCCTTTATAGACGATTTTATGCCAATAGTTAACTGCTGACAAATCTGGTGTACCTGTTGCAGCTGTAATCCCGCACATGTTACATAATTCGCCAGCCGAGAAAATGTCTTCTAATGGAACACGCCCAAAGTAACCATAATCCCAAGTGCCACGAATTAACGTTTGTGGACCAGGACCAGTATATGGAATATAAGCAATGATGTACTCTGCAGATGGGGCTTCGTCTGCACCTACCACACTGGTAACAACGTAATGATAGGTTACACCTCGTTGAACGGTTGTATCCGTGTAAGTTAATGCTGTTCCCGGTAATGTTGCTAAGGGTGTACCTAAGTTACCCTGGTCGATCTTTGTTAGGGAGCGATAAACCTTTCGGCTTTCAGCTCCCACGTTATGATCGATCCAATCTAATTTGATTGGCATTGGTTATTCCTCAAAATTGTAGTTCCAACATGGGCGTCCAAGTAGTAAGCTGTCCTTGGGGAGTTCCTTGAATTGCTCCATCAATAATACCTACTGGACCACGTACTAGGGAAATGCGGTTGTTAATGACTGTCCCAGTAATGTGTTGTGTGATAGTCCCTTGGTTGGTCGGAGCAACTGCGGTTGGTGCAGTTAGCTGAGCAAGGTTATCATCCCACAGTGAACTGGTATTATAAGCCAAGGTACCGTTAGTATTGATTCGACCCATAGTGAGATCCCATTCAGAACCTTCAATCCATGCTGTAGGTGTATTCCAATCAGCCAATAATACATTGGTTGGACGGTTAGTCCCTTTGAAAGTACGGACTAGGAAATTATTACCATTAAGCGTTACAATTTTCTTCTGGTTAACCCCTACTAAGTTGGACGGTGTTGGATGAAGATCCAAACCAGTTCCATCTACTCCATACATCAGCCCTAACGCATAGATTTGATCCCATGTAATAGACCAACGAATAGACCCACATGGAACAAAAATGATTTTTCCGTTCAAGGCAAACTTGTAATAGTGGCTTACAGTTGTATCTGTGTTTGGTCCACCACCACCGGAAAATCCAAGTGCTGTTAGCAATGTAGATTGTACAGCGATGTCTGCGGCTGCCACACGCCCAAAGTAACCCGCTTCCCATGTGCCACGTATTAACTGTTGCGGACCTGGCCCAGTTGTTGCAAAGTATCCATAAATCTGATTGATACCCAGAAAGGTATCGTCCCCTCGATCAATGGCAATCCGAAAGTAATAGACGGTATTGTCAGTTGGCGGGTTCCACACAAACGAAGTTGCTGTTCCAGCTAATGTTGCAATAGGTGAACCCAATGCATCATCAGCTATCCTTGAAGTGGATGCGTAGATGCGAACAGCTGTGGCCACACCTACGTTAGAGGCTGGCCAATTAATGGTGATTGCCATACAACCTCACTTAAATAGCCGGAGCTACTAATTCCAGAACTGGATACCAAGAACACAAATAAGCGTCAGTGTTTGCCACCCGTGTTGAAATACCTGCACGGTTCTCAGAAGCAGCTCCGCGACGTACTACCGGTGTACCCGCTGTAGTATAAACTTCTTGGACTGCCGCGCCTGTATAGCCGTTCCATGGACCAGGTAATGTTTCTTGGACCGTCTGAACCGCGATGTTTACCAGGCGTTGCCCATCCGGTACATACTTGCAGATAGGTAGAACAAAATCATTCCACTCATTTGTGAATTCTGTAAGTTCGCTGCCCTGCGATGGTACTACCCGAGTAACGTCGTCACTATACCCTTTCATACATCGAACAATGAATGTGTCTGGGCCGATCTTAACAGTTTTGCGTTGGTCAACAGCAGTAGCACCATTACGATGGTTACCTGGACCAGTGACACCGAACATGAGTCCGGCAGAATAAATCTGTGTCCATTGTACAGACGAGGTCAAGCATGAGTTAGGAACAAAGAAGACCGTACCATTACGAACATACTTGTGCCACAAAGGTGCAGCATTCTGTGGGGTGCCAACGTTAAAACCAACAGCTGCCCGTAAGTTAGCTGTGTTGATAAAGTCGCTGGACAATACCGTACCAAAGTAACCGTAACTGTAATCACCATATTTCAATTCTGATGGTCCAGGACCTAACCGGGGTACGGCTTGAACACGGTAGTTTGTCGACACTGCACGATCGTTTGCGCTAGTGGTTTCAAACACGTAGTAATAATACTTACCGCGAACAGCGTTTGGATCTGTCCAAGTTGTGCTACCGTCAGTGATTGTTGCTACTGGAGCAGGCAAGTTCGCCGTGTCAATTGGAGTGTCACTACGATAAATGTTAAGAGTGACGTTGACAGTGTTAATATCTGTCCAGAGTAATTTTAAGTTCATATATCACCTTAAGTTCTTGTGAAGGTCATTGATACGGAAGTAAGAGTGTTAGCAATGGTAACGTCTTGAGGTGTCTGAGCCACATCTACAAAAGTAATTGAAGTAACGTAAGGAATCTTGGCTGCGCCACCGTCATCAACTTGAAGCACCTGTGGATTATAAACAACGTCTACAAAAGAACCACTGACACTTAGAGGGCCAGCATTACCGGTGTACTCCATATACGGTCGATATGGACCAAAGACAACAGTGCCATCTGGAATCAATTCCAATACTGGACGCCAACCATCTGCTGCTACGCGAACGGTTGCTTTTGTAATGCCACCTGTAGAGCCAGTATTACCGCGAGCCATTGCGTTAGCTACGTTAGCTGAGGATGTCTCTTGCAGGATTGTGTTCTGTCCTGTGCCGGTACCGAGGTCAGCACCAGGCCATGTTTCAAACACACCCGTGTTAGGTCGACTGTTAGTACCTACAGCCAACAGACGGTAGATCAAGTCGTTATATTCGTTACCTTCAGCTAAACCGAATGCGGTATAATCGACACCAGCGTAAGGATCAACGTTAGCACCTTTCAATGATCGGATAACTAACTTCCATGGTAATGATACGCCAGCTTCTTCCTTGACCATGATGTTGAATTGTTCTTTAGAAGAACCAGCCACTGGGTAAGGTCCATTACCTTTAACGCCATACATGGCACCGGCTTTATAAATGTCATTCCAACTGAGATTATTTCGGGTGATCTCTTTACAAACAAAAAGATACTTGCCTTTGTAGATAAACTTCATCCATGTATTATCTACTTCTCTGTTAACTGTACCGGCAGTGAATCCTAGAGCTGTGGAAAGTTCCCAACCAGCAAATAGTTCAGTAGACGACAAAGTACCAAAGTAACCAATCTCACTGTTGCCCTTTCTTAGACTTTTATTTCCAGGGCCAGAGTCAGGAAAATAAGTTTGTCCTTTGTTAACTCCTGACGCTATTAGGATCTCAAACATAGTTTTTTCTCCGGTTGAATGAAATACATAAAATAAACATAGGGCTACCCCGAAGGGTAGCCATTATGCTGTTTATGCTTGACGGAAGCTTTCTACCGAACTGAACATTTCTTCAGGGATAGTTGGAAGTTCTGCAAGTGTGGTCGCTTGTGCGATTTGATCTTTCAGTACCCAAGCAACTTGATAACCTTCCGTAACACGTAGGAACGTGGTATCAGCCAGAGTAACAAACTCTTCCGCTGTCAGGTTAACAGTAACGTTTTCATACACACGGAAAGCGACAGGTAGTTCTTTACCAGCTTCAATTGCTTCTTTGGCAATTACACGAATAGAACTGATATTCTGTCGATCGGTGGTACGGATTTGAACGTGGTAAGTGTTGCCACTAAAATCGTAAGGAAACCCCTTATCGAACTGTGCAATACGGAACGATTCGATTTGTGCTAACAGTCCGGCCTTAGCAGTTGCCAGATTAGCCATTACTTCGGCTTCGCTGTAACTACGTGCATCATAGGTGCGATACCAATTACCGTCACGCAGTTCTGGTTTGCCTTCAACAACAATATCTGCTTGTGGAACAGATACGTCCAGAACAACTTCATAACCAAAATCAAACAGGTCGTCAGAGTCGATAACAGATGGGAAAATCGTGCCAGTGACACGAGTAGACAGATCAGACAAATACAGTGGGTATTCACCAGTGTCAGAGCAGATCAGTCGGGTAGTACGGTTGACAGTAGTCATGTGAATTCCTTTGGGTGTAGATGGTTCATACAATCAACATAGGGCTCTCCCTGAGGAGAGCCATTATGTAAGGTTACGCAGCAGTCTGAGC